AACCAAGAACAGCAGTGTTGATGGGAACATTATAAGTAACCATACTGTATTGTGTAAGTGTTTTATCTATAATTTCGCTACCACCATGTAGTAATCTGGGATGCCAAATAAAAATGTCACCCTTTTCTATTTTTTTATTATTTTTTATATTTACTTCTGTTAATTTAAGTTCTTTACACTTATTTTCTGTTTGTTCTGTATATTGAATAAAACATCTAAAATCGGTGTTCAAGTCTAATGTATCATTATCTGTATAAATAGAATTATAGATTTCATGACCATCCACATTTTCTATTTTATGACTACCTATATAATATTTCAATGGTCCAGAATTAACATCTATATCTTCTAATGCGTACAATACTCCATAATATTGATCAATTGGATTGGTATAAAAATGAGGAGTATCTCGTTGATAGCCACCTGATGAACCTTCTCTAAAAAAAAGAGAACAATAAACGGTTTGTTCATTATTCAATAAGGAAGACAATATTTTATTTACATAGGTATTGGTTACTAAATCTAATGTATTTTTACTGTGCATATGAAAATTAGTAACTCTTTCTTGCTGAAAAGGTACAAATTGGTTCTCTGGAATTGAACTCCATGCATCAAATTCAGAAATTACTTGGTTGGCTAATTCATTGTCCACACCTTTTCGAATAATAGTATACCCATTTTTTAGAATATTATTCACGTGTTTTTTTATACTAATCATAGTTTGTACACTTAGTATATTTTTAAATAATAAACTTATTTAAAATTGATTTATTTAAATAATTGTAAGTATACTATACTATGGAAGATCCAACAACTGTATCCAGCATTTTTACATCTAGAAAAAATTTACTTGATATTTTGAAAGAAATTGGATATAAAACAGACGATTATGAAGGGTATAGTATTAGTCATGTATTATCATTGATCAAAAACAATCAGCTAAACTTGTTACTTCAGAAAGACGAACAAAAATTATATGTAAAATATGCGGTAGATGGATCTAGAATTACATCACAGGCAGTGCATAAATTAAAAGACGAATTCTTTGGTGAAGATGCCGTATTGGAGAAAAAAGATACACTTATGGTTATCATCAAAGATGAACCAAACGATAACATCAAAGAAACATTGGATGAACTTTGGAACATTTACGGGATTTACATTACCATTATTAATATACATAGACTACAATTCAATATTTTGAAACATCAATGGGTTCCTAAACACATATTGTTGAACCATGAACAAATTGTTGAACTGAAAACCAAATACAACATTCAATCCAATTCTGAATTGCCTACGATTAGTAGATATGATGCAGTTGCTTCTATTATATGCATGCGACCTACAGAGGTCTGTAAAATCATACGAAAAAGTAGAACTTCTTTAGAAAGTGAATATTACAGAGTTTGCAATTAATGATGTTCTTTGATTAACTGATACAATAGTATAAATCGTTGTTGTTTAGAAAAATAATCATCTTGTTTTTTCATTAGTATACCTAATGAAATAAAGTTTATATTCATATTTATATATGATATTTGAATGGTTTCAATCGTTCACTATTTTTATTCTTTTTGTTATTTTTTTGTCAGTTAATTTATTCTCAGGCAGTGTACAAAATGTAAAAAATAACTGGACAGAATACCGTTGTATTCCACTCATGATGCCGTTTGCAGGTTACATTTCACCAGATGGAACATCTACGTCGGATAATTTTTCCTATTGTATTCAAAGTATCATGACTAGTTTTGCACCTACTATCACCCAACCTTTTAATTATTTACAAACTATGACATTGGATATGATGGATTCTATCAATACCAGCAATGAAAATACGACAGACCAAACGTCCAATATCAAAGACAGTGTATCTGGAATTATAGGAGATCTATATTCGGTATTTATCAATATTATTGTTGAATTCAATATCATTGTCATTAAATTAATCGATATACAAGGAAAAATGGCAGGTATTATGGCAACTATGATGTATATTATGACATCGGTTCAATATACATTTGAATCGATGTGGAATGGTGTTCCTGGTGTCATGATACGAACCATTGGTAAATTATCATAGCCAATTTATAAATAGAATGTATATGGAAGTAGATACTAAAATAATATCCATGTATGAAAACATTGGTTATTTAGGAATGTATGGATCCGATGTAGGGTTAACTATTCTCATTTTTGCTGTTACATTATCTATTGTATCTTTTTCTAGTTATCAATCCGTGTTGAACCAACTACGCACGAATTGGAACACTAACAAATGCAACCCAATTGTTATGCCTTTTGCAGGTCTTATTATGCCTACACCTGGACAAACTGCTACAGAAACTACCTTTGAAAATTTCAATTATTGTATTCAACAAGACATGTCTTCGGTCTTTAACATTATCATGATGCCTCTTGAATTTATACTTTACCTTACGATTACTTTTTTAGATACTGCGTTAGAAGCAATTATGGCTGTAATAAATGAAATAAATGCCATCAAAAACATGATGAGTGTAATTTTTCAAGAAATATACAACAAAATTTTAAACTTTGTGATTCCTGTAATTGAAATTATTGTTCATATTCGAGACATGTTGGGTAAAATAAACGGAATTATCACAACATCGTTATTTATGATTCTAAACATTTACAACCTTACTGTTTCTGGTGTAATTAATTTATTAACTATTTTAGTTGATTTGTTGATTATATTAATTGCCACATTAGTTGTTATGATGGGTGCCTCAGCGTTATTGTTCCTAAACCCACTTACAATTATTCCGGCAGCTGCACTTGAATTAATTATTACAGCTACTCTCGTAGGTCTTGTACTACCAGCTCTTATTATTTGCGCGATCATGCATTCATCGGTTGAAGAAGTATTCAAACAAAATAGTCCAAGTTCGCCAAACCCACCTTAATCTGTAACGATACCAATATAGTATCCTGGACATTCGTAATCCACTTGAATACCGTGATACCGTTTTAGCTGACATCGTTGATGTTTGTTCAATATATGAAAATGAATGTTGTGTAGATTGATTGCATTACAATGCGGACATTCAACAACAATAAAGGGGTAGTTGGATAATATATCTATTTTCCATGCAATTTTGTGTTGTAATTGATTCCATTCTTTATTGGTTTTGTCAAAGGCAGGTTTACCATAACCGAACATATTTTAATCTTTAGAAAGTATATGAAATCATATGTTTGGATAGGAATATTGGTAGCTATTTTATTGCTAAATACTGTACAAGAAGGATTTGCAAATAATTCAATGAATTTATTTGCAAACAAAATGAAACCGACCTGTCAATCCAGTTATAGTTCGGATTCAGGATTTATATGTTTAACAGAACAACAAAAACATATACTACACACTAGAGGAGGAAATAGAACATTGGATGCAGATTGGCCTTAATTTTTGGGAGTCATGTATTTGCCAAATTTTCGAAAAGGTTTTAACATTTTTCTAGATGTTTTATTTTTGTAATGTTGTTGCAATAAAGTTAAACCAACTGGTAACGCACTAGCAGATGCAGCATTCAATAAGGCTACATTTCCACCACGACGCGATTTTCGTTGTCTCCGTCTGGAACGTCTAAAGGACTTTGATGTCATATATAATATGCAGAAAATATTTTAATCGTATAACATAAATTAAAATACAAAGAGTTAATATAAAATGAATAAATAAAAACAAGGCAATATAAAATAGAAAGGGTTTACTTTCTTCTAAAATAAGATCGCCGATTGGATGAATTATTTGTTTTAGGTTTTTCTTAATATCTTCTCTATTCAAAAAATCTACATATTTAGATAACATACTATACAACGTATTTTTATAATTGCGTGTATTCGCACATATAAAAATACGTAGGATGTATATGACAATTTACCATCCTGATATGGATTTTGATTTTTCTAAACTACATTTAGCTAAACCTATTGTAACTGCCAATGGAAGTTTTTTTTCAAAAATAAATGTTACATCTAATGATGAATCGTTATTTATTTATACACCTAAAAGTGTGACGAAACAAGGTATGGTAGTTACAAAAGATAAAACGTATACGGATTTATCTTTTACTTCATCCAATACCAATATGATTCAATGGATATCTACTTTAGAAGAACGGTTACAACAACTGATTTATGAAAAAAAAGATACGTGGTTTGCTACTGACAATATTGAATTGGATGATATACAAAATGCATTTGTACCTATCCTAAAAATTTATAAAAATTCAAATTATGTGTTACGAGCTTATATTCAACAATCCAAATATCAACTTAAGGGTGAACCGTTGTTACTTTACAACGAAAATGAACAACCATGTTCATTACAAGATATAACAGAAACAACACCTATTATTACTATTTTAGAAATACAAGGAATTAAATTTAGCCAAAAAAGTTTTCATATTCCTATTGTTATTAAACAAATTATGATTTTTCAAAAAACATCTTTTACCCACTGTTTAATTAAACCAGAACAAGAATTAATAGAACCAGTTTCAAAACTAGAATCCGTTGTAGAATCCGTTGTAGAACCAGTATCAGAACTAGAATCCGTTGCAGATATTAAAATAGTCGATGTAGATACGCATAGTTTAGATGAAGTAATTTCAATAAAAAATCCAATTGAGCAATATAATGACATTGTTGAAAAAATGAAACAATCTTCTTTACAAGCTAAAGAAGCCTATTTAATCGCCAAAGAACTTAAGCAACAATTTAATATTGAAGAGGAATTACCAATATTATGATTTTTTTTTATATATTTTTATATAATGAAAATGGCAAAAATGGATAACGTTGTAATGGTTTTAGCAATTGGTGTTTTCAGTTGGTTATTATACGGATATTCTCAACGTAAAAATACAAATTTTATGTCTTCTTTAGGTAATTCGGGCGGAGATAGTTATTCCGTTCCATCCCCGAATGCTTTAGGACAAAATAGTGAATATGCAAGAGCCAACGGTGTAAAAACGAGCACGTATGGTCTAGCCACCGCTCCAAAATTATTGGACGACCCTTCACTTTTACTTCCCAACGACACGAATAAGGAATGGGCCAACTTAAACCCACAAGGTAACGGTAACCTAAAAAATGCAAACTTACTTAGCACTACATTTTTGATTGGTGCTGACACTGTTGGCTCAACTAAGAAGAATATGAATTTACAACTTCGATCTGAACCCATTATTCCCCAGAATACCATGAATACGGGTCCTTGGCAACATTCTACCATCGATCCTGATCTTATGCGAAGACCTCTAGAAATTGGTCAGGGAGCCAATTAATATATTACTAATGAATATGGAGATGATGTATATTGTAATTATTATCATAATTATCATTGGGTTTACTTATTATTTAAATTCAGATACGTTTAATTTAAAATGTGTTATTGCAAAACGTGATGGCAACACCTATTGTGTTCGAGATTCAGATCGTATTCAACAAAGTGCCGAATTACTTGCAGAAGCTACCGACCGCATGAAACAAATAGTGGATATTATGCATGAAAAGTATCCAAAAGATAAACGTGTAGAAAGGTTAGTAGCTAATTTTAACCCAAACCGAATTGTCGAAACGTTACCTACCAGTGAATTTACGGCTTACAGCGAAGGTAAAGGTTCTAAATTAGCCTTTTGTCTACGAAAACATAAAAATGAAATGAAATTAATTGACATTAATACGCTTACGTTTGTAGCCTTGCATGAATTGTCACATTTAATGACTGAATCGATTGGTCATCATCAAGAATTTTGGACAAATTTTAAATTTATGCTGAAAAATGCTGTATCTGAAGGATTATACTCACCTGTGGATTATTCCAAAGACCCTACAGATTACTGTGGATTAATGATTGACGACAATCCGTTATTTTAGGAATAGATTTTATACAGTTATACTATGATAAAATCTATTAAACAATATGATAAACAATACACTGATTTTTTAAGAATTTTTAATCCCTATTCTAGTTTTCCTTACAAAATGCATCCCGACATACCAAAATTTGACATTATTGCTTACAATAACAACCCTAACCATCAATTCGTGTACGATAAATTATTTGTCGCCACTTCGCAATCCATGGCATCAGGTACTCTACAAGATACAAAAGATGCTCACTATCCCATTTTTATTAAACCACGGTACGGTCACAAAACAGCTTCTAGTAAAGATTGTTACAAAATTGCTTCGCCTGAAGAATTGAAACCTTTTTTAAAGAAAAAAGAAATGATGTGGTCTGAATTTGTCAATGCAAAAGAAAGCATGACCGATTTCTTTTTAATCAACGGTGAAATTGTTTATCAAATCACCTATATTTATTCCGAAAAACAAAATGGGTTTGCTGACGATTGGAAATTTATATCACCTGACAATGAACCTCCACCGGAAATTGTGGATTGGGTCAACCGTTATATGGTTGGATACACAGGACCTGTCAACGTTCAATATAGATCCAATAAAATTATAGAAGTAGGTCTTCGTTTTGCTCGAAGTGGTATTTATTTAGAAAGTACCCACAACAAAAAACTTATTTCAACGATTAATCGTGCATGGGAAACCAAAACATGGTCGTACAAAAATGAGGATGATTTGAAATTCAAACCATTTTACAGTTTTAAATGTTGGTCTGCATTCCCGATTATATGTTTGTTACCGCAACATTTTGTAGACATGGTCATGAAATACAATGGTTGCATGCCATTTTATGAATATTATTTTGAACCAACTGGAAAAAGAAGTATCATCTTTTTTCAGTTTCTGCACGAAGATTTCGAAAAAGGTATGAAAACAAAAAAACAAATAGAAATGTACATGTTTATACTTTCTATTTCTATCATGGGGTTAATACTCGTTTCAATTTGTTTGCTATTTATGAATAAAAATTATGATTATGCAATGTATATTGTCCTTTTCTTTTTTCTGTTAGGGTTAGACAATTCGTTGGATGTATTGTGCAATCAAATTACACACCAAAAACAATTTGTCCTTTAGTTTTTTTAGCTTACCATGGCAAGAAATAAACTGAATTCCGTGTTACAACGCGATATCCGTTACGTGTAGTCTCAAAACGTTCCACCGAACTAGTTTCCCATCCTCGTCCATCTTCTAAATCGCCTACACATCGCAAGTAGCCGTTGGTCACTTCAAGGTTCCAGTTGTATAGATAGTACATTCTACCTTATCTAGTAGGTTATCTTTAAGTTTTCTACTAAATATTATTTATTTACGCGTACGACGTAACCTTTTATTTCTTTTACGTTTTGTTTTTCTTGTTTTTTTTGTTTTTCTTCCGCCTGTAATGTCCATTAAACTTGTTCCAGATTTACACCCGAACATGGAACAAGTTCTATAATAAATGTCTGGAGTTGTCGTAGGTAGTTGATATTTGTTACTTTTTCTATTTGCAATTATTGTATTAAATTTATTATAGATACCATTTTCATCATATTTATCCGCTAACGTATTTAATTGGTTTATTCCAGTACCCATATTATAATACGCATTATTGCTAAAACATTTAGGTTCATTATGCGTGGTGGTAATTTTTTTTAAATCGTTGTCAACAAATGTAGTTTTATCACCTGTGTTAAATGTTTGTTCGCACAGAACAGAATTAACACAATTTGGTACATTTTTATCTAATACATAATACTTTTGTCCTTTTACAAAGGGTTCATTTGAATTTTTTAGTTTATAATTGGTTTTTGCTTTGTTTTTTGCATCTTCATATTGTTTATCCGAACATACTTGTTTGTTTATTTGTGGAACTTCTTCCATACTATATTATTTAAAAAAATAATATAATAAACATATATGACAATATTGCCTAAATTCGCTGTTTTCGACTTTGATGAACTTTCTGACCTTGACTTCGCACTTTGTCACGGGCCGTATTTTTATTGTCGATACGATACCTCTAATCGTCGAATCGGAGCCTGATCCGATCATTGAACATTGCGATAATATTTACGAAGAAATGTGGAGAATATCCATTAACAATCCTATAAATTATCTTCAGGTCGATTCACATCTAGATTAGGTAAATCTGGAGAATACAACACAGAATTATCATCTTCTAGTATAATTGGTGATTCAGAAGAATATACAGAATTATCCATTGGTGATTCAGGAGAATATAATACAGAATTATCCATACTATTTAATTCCGAATCGTAAGGTGATTGAACTATTTCTTCTTGTCGTTCAATTGGCAATGGCAACTCTCTGTTCAATACTCTTCGTTTTCTCTTTTTTGTATAAACACAAAATCCAGATGGTTTATGATGCCTGTATGATTTTTTACAACGTTTACCTAATCTTTCATAGGATTCATATCCTACAGGCGATTGTCTGGTTAATTTATAAACACACAGTTTTTTACTTTTATTTGATCGATAGGTTGGTTTGCATCGTTTTCCATTACGAGGATACGAACGCGTCGTATGAGATGCTATTGGGGTAGTATTTAATGTGCGATGACACAAATTTGTCCGTTTATTAAACCTATACTCATTTTTACAACGTTTACTCGTGCGCGGATGAGAATCATCCATAAACTATAGTTATATTTTTATTTACCTAAATTATTTAAACCTATTCTAATCCTACATGTTATGACTGGATTAACCAATATTGGAAATACGTGTTATTTAAATGCAACATTACAATGTTTAGTTCACATTCATGAATTAAACATATTTTTAGACAAACATATACCTACATCTATCTTACTTAAAGAATACAACGATCTTCGATTATTAATGTTGCAAAATCATCAAACGGTCACTCCTGTTCGATTTGTTAAAGTAGTACATCATGTATGCAATGAAAAAAAAATGGATTTGTTCACAACGTTATCCCAATATGATTTATCTGAATTTTTACGATTTATGATGAACGAATTTCATGAATCTATGAAACAAAACGTGCAAATTAATGTACCAAAACAAATGACAGCTACAGATAAAAAATGTGTTGAAATGATGATTCGTAATTACAGTAAAGATTATTCCTTTATTATTGATTATTTTTACGGTATTTCAGTCAATATTATAGAAACAACTAAAATAGAAAGTATTATTCCCGAATCGTTTTTTATATTAGACTTACCCATTCCATCTAGTTCAGTAGTAACTTTATATGATTGTATTCATTTATATGCTCAACCGGAAACAATTGATTGGAAAGATGATTCTACGAATAGCTATGTTCCAGCAACTAAAAAAATTCAATTCTGGAAATTACCTCGTTTATTATTTGTAGTTTTTAAACGTTTTGACAATAGAAATCACAAAAATAATCAAATGATTCAGGTTCCGTTTACAATTACACTAGGTAACGATTCGTTTCAGCTCATTTGTATATGCAACCATTATGGAAGTGTGCACGGTGGGCATTATTCCACCATAGTTCGACAAGACAAATGGATTGAATTTGATGACGGAAGTACTTCTATTGTTCCAGATGATAAAATAATTACACAGAATGCTTATTGTTTATTATTTAGAAAGAATTAAGGAATTATATACCACTAATATAATGGTAAATATAGAAAATATATTTACAATAGGTGTATTACTTATTTTTATTTTTTTGTATATAATACCTATACAGGGACAATCCTTTACCCTAAATCACAATACGGTTGGAGTTTTAGCAGGATTTTTATTAGTTATTCTATTATTTTCCCATATCACATAAATAAAAAATAAAGTAATTGTATGAATCCATTGTTTATAATCATTCCAGTAGTTATTTTTATGCTTGTACTTATTTTTTTAAATAATTCATATTCATCCATTGAAATTCTTTTATTTGTATTTATGGTCATAATTATTGGAATTATTGGCACACAATATTTTTTTGGGATTAATTTAACAGCAACTATACAAAATCTATTTACAAAACCAGAAGTTGACGTTGCCATTGTTCAACCTTCTTCACCACCAACCACCAATCCATCAACACCTACCAATTTAGATATGTCTAAACCTCAAACTTACCATGTGCAGGGTAAATTTGATTATTTAAACGCTAAAGCTGTGTGCAAAGCCTACAACGGTCAAATCGCCACTATCAAACAAGTGATGGATGCTTATGAAAAAGGAGGTGAATGGTGTAATTATGGCTGGTCCGATGATCACATGGCATTATATCCTACTCAATATAAAAGTTGGAAATCATACCAAGAATTAGGAAAAAAAGAACAATGTGGACGACCTGGTGTAAATGGTGGTTACAATAACAATTTGTTACAACAATTAGGTGTAAATTGTTTTGGAAAAAAACCAGAATTGAATGGTCCAATGCCTAAACAAGTACTTCCGCCAACACCAATAGATAAACGCGTTGAATATTGGCAAACGAAACTTCCAACGCTTACCGTTGCACCTTTCAATTACAATGCATGGAACGAATAACTTAACGGTCACGAGGGTCTTCTTTTAAGCGTCTAGTTAATGGAGTTGGTATTTGTCCAATATTAGTTATACCTGGCCAATTCAATCCTGGATTCCAATTTTTGTAACCTGGTTTATTTTTCCAATAGTTATTCCAGTTGTCATAATTTTCTTTATATGTTTTTTCTGAGTTTGTTAAATTAAATAATCCACCTCTGAATTTTCTCGATTTTTTGTTATGTCTCGATTTTCTATTGTTTCGAACATTACGTCTAGATTTCATATTTTAACTAAAGATTAAAATATAAAATTATTGATTTCCTCGAGGTTTTTGTTGCCGAAGTTTTGAAAGTAGTACCTTAGTCTTGTCTGTAAAATGCGGGATAGGACGAGTTGGACGCGGTTCACACCGAGTATTAACATTGTAGATAACTTGCCGAACTGTCAAAATCTTCATCATCTCGTCGTTGGTGAACATTGAAAAATGTATGTTTGACATCTTGCTATTTTAACGTCAATTCATTTTTTGTTTCGTTTCAATTTTAATTTACGTGTTTTGCGTTTACCACCAAAAACAGAAGGAGGCAACGGTTGTTTATCTTTTTGTTGCTCTTCATAGCTCAAGTGTGACAAATCTTCATTACCCACTGTTTGTTCTACATGTTTTTCTTTGAATTCAGGAACAGTTAAATAACTAAGTGCCAATGCAATCATCGTTGTATTTCTGCAATTTTGTTTATCCAACGGATAAATTTGTGTTTCTATCCTACCTGTAACTGTATCTTTTTGACCACGTACTTTACCTCCGTAAAACGGTAAATACATAGTCCAATCTACATCAGGATTGCATGTTGCGTTCAAAGTACCATCCGAATTTACACTGCATTTCGAATAATTTTCTGAAGCTAATTTACTATAAAGTTCAGCATCTGCTGTAGCTTGATCGCAGTTACCACCTATGCCTTTAATGGGTAATTCATGGGCACACGGCAATACAACAGGTTTACGGGTAAGAGTAATAAGAGGTGGACTTGTCGGGTCTTTGCGCATCGAATATATCAAGTTAGCTAATGTTTCGTGAGTTCGAACTAAATCAGATACAAAAAAATGGGTTGGAATAGTTTGTGCATTTTTTGTCAAATATTGATACAATTCACGACCGGCAAGTTCAGCTTGTAATTTGCCAGTAGGTGTAAGTGATGTATCGGTTACTGAATGCAGTTTATTTGCCATTACATCAGAACTATCATTATGTTGTGCTTGCCCGTGTCGAACGATAAAAAATGTATATTTTTTATCTATTACTGGAAGTTTCAAATATTGATTAAAATTATAAGTATCTTGGTTATACGTTGTTGTAGGATACACGATATGACCTGGTAATGGAGGGTTAGACAATTCTTTTACATAATAGGGACGTTCTGTACTTATTTTACCATATTCTTTTTCAGCTAAATCACCTTCGTACACCATGGACAAATAAAGCTGGGTAGGCGTAACCGTTAATTTTAATACGGCACAATTCATAAACCGTATTTTATTTTTATCTTTTGTTTGATGAATTGCATCTAGTAAACATTGAATTCGTGTATTGTGAGAAACAATAATAGAAGATATTTCTTCCAATCCGTCCACTTGTTGTAATTCATCTTGTTTCGTTGCTTGAATTCTTTCTATCATTTGTGAACGTTTCATTTTATTGATTTCTTCTTGTTCTTGTTGTTGTTGCTCATTTTCTTTCTCTTCTTCTTCTGATTCGTACAAAGGTTCATTACTTTCATATGTATACGTTTTAATAGTTTTAGGTCTAAGATCATGTCCCCTAGGTGTATAATTTGGCTGTTTACGTATATTAACTGTAGTACTATAAAGTGGATTAAGGTATTGTTTTATATTTTTTGTATCTAGTTCACGTGGATCATTGCATACTTTTGGATTACCTTTATCATCTTTTAAACCATTCAATAAAGGTAATGTATACTTATTACTTTCATATAATGTAGTTGGATTATATTTTTGGTAAGGTTTTTCTCCTTTTTTATTTGTTTTATCTTTCCAAAATGTTTCCCAATCATGTATATTAGCAGAACAATCTTTATTGGGCGAATCATAACATGTTCGTGGCGTTCCGTCTTTATCTTGTAATCCGTTTTCCATTGGTAAACTGTCATATAAATTATATCCTCCTGGATACAACGTAGATGGATTGTAATATTTGTAACCTCTTGGTTGCCATCTATTCTCCCAATCTTTTTTATTATCGATACATCTTTTTTGTGGATCACTATAAAATCCCAATCCTCCTTTTATTTTTCTTGTTTTTATTTTATTTCTATTGTGTTTTGTTTTCATATATAATATTGAATAAAATATTATATACGGATTAATAATTTTTAAATGTCTAAATTGACGGTATGTTTGTCCGACTTTTTGCGACGCGGTTTAATCAACCCATCCTTCATGTCTTTTAATTCACTTAAACTCACCGTACTTGTTGCATCTTCCGATTGTTTTGGTTTCAAACCACTCAAAATATCGTTGATATCGGTGGGTCCTCGCATGTCAGGTCTCTTGTCGGGTTGAGGTTGCGCTCTCTCGCGGTTTACATAGGACGTATGAGGTGGAGGCGAGCTTTGCATGTTGGGCATTACGTTGTTCATAAATCCTGTAAATCCTGGGTTGGTATTTCCCATAGAATTGACCGCCGCCTGAGTAAACTTTTGCATCAATTCTGGATTTTGGCGCATAATATCATCCATGCCAGGAAGGGACGACTTGAACATGGTGTTGGTCATGTGAAGCATCATGGCACCTCCACCCAACTGAAAGAGTAATTTTAGCTCTGGTGCCATCTTTGCCTTTGACCTGTATTTTTCGTGCAACTCTGCAAAAATCTCATCATAATCTGTAATGTTTTCATTGATTTGTTCTGCCCATCCGTCCAACTTCACATCAAAAGGATCAAATTTAGAATTTAAAAATTCCAAGCCTGTAATGGCCGCCATCAACATTTTTCCTTGAAACTTTACACTGTTGGATTTTTCTTTTTCAGAAATAATGTTTTCATATTCGCCTTTCATTTCTTCTAAAGAAGAATCCATCGTATATTTACGGGTAAGACGTCCACCCTTGGATTCAATGTCTTCTAATTTTCTCAAAATCTTAAACTTTTCGCGCAACACTTCGGCTGAATTTTCTTTCACTGCCATTTTATCAGGATCAATCGTATTGATAGATTTGAAACCATCCCACGATTTGTCTACTTTGATAGGTCGTTCATCAAATTGAACACTTGGGCGAGGCAAGTCGTTGATTACATCTATTCTTGGAAATTCCATGGGTGAATCAACCGATTTAATTTCGACGTTTGGCGTGTTGACTTGTGAAAGTGAATTTAATTCATTTTCTAATTTATCCAAATCGGTTAATTGAATTTCACCAGGTTCTTTCTCTTTGTCTTTCTTCTTAGTGTTCATCAACAACTCTACACCAGGCAAAGAGGGTCCTAAATCAACGGAATCAAAATTTAATTTAATTTCCTCTAAACCATCTAATTTGGGGCCAAGTTGAATTGTTTCCATTATGTTTATATAAGAACAATTAATTTTAAGTAATCCGCATTTATATTGTTTAAATACCAAATTGCTTGTAATAATGTATCGGCTAAATCATCTTTTTTTTTGTGTTTTTCAAACCCCGTATCCCATGCATTGGCTACAATTAATTTGCGAACACAATCTACGCTTATTTTTTTACGTTGGGCATAGGTAGTTGGTCCTGTATGAAATAATTTTAATTTGTTCATGGAAGATACACACACTACTTGTGCCTGTCTCATAATCCAATATTGCATCACCATGCCTTGCAACATTTTCATACGGTTGGCCAACGGTCCAATTTGATTTTCAATGACGACAATATCCACTTTGTTGAACCTTTCATATTGTTTCACTAATTCTTTTCCTAAATCAATAGCAGAACACGTTTTAGCTGATTTACGTTTTACATCGGTCAATTTTTTGCTCTGCAATTGTTCTACCATACTTTCTTTTGTTTCACATTGAATACTGTGCAGTTTACATAACTCGACTAATTCTGGTTTGGTTAAACCAGATAAAGGAGGAATGGGTACGGCATGTTTTTTACAAAAAAAAGAAGTGTCCCTAAAAAACAAAGCAGGTTGTTTGCATTGTTTTTTATGAAAATGCGTACATGTAGGTTGCGGACCTAATAAATCCAATACGTCCCAATCCATAATTTGAAATGTATCCGTGATCGATACGAGACAATGCGCTAAATGGGTAATTCCAATATCAATCGATAACACCAACATACTATATATAGTATTATGTATTTATTATCTTACACGTTTATATAATTCAAACACAGTAAGTGCGCCAAGAATTTGAACGGCAATGTAAGGAATAAGTAAGGCGGGTTTTTGTTTTCCAGCAAGAGTCATTAATATAGTGACGGCTGGGTTATAATTTCCGCCGGATATAGGACCGCCTATATAAGCGGCTAAGGCAAGAGCAGCACCAATAGCAAGAGGGTTACCAGTGATAATAATTACATATAAGAAAAAAACAGTTCCTACGTATTCAATCAATAAATCTTGCATATATTGATTGAATATTATATTTTTACAATTTTGTCTTTTGTTATTTTTACTAAATTAGGGTTGGGAACATCTGCTTTTGGAGGAGGAGTTTTCAACTCTTTCATAATATCGGTGTACGTTTTTTTTGGCATTGAATAATAAGATATAATTTATTTTTGTATTTCAAGATTATTTTTTAACATGCACTTGGCATATTTGTGATACCATCCCATGTTATGTTACACCCAGATGCCCATGTTTGTTTTTGGCATGTAGAATATTTGCTAAAATCCATTTCCATATTACATGTGTCCGATACTGTACCTAATTTTTTTACATTGTAACATTTAGAAGGAGGACAGTTGGATCCAGAATCGTCAGATTTACTTGTTTTATTATCGGGACAACATCCGTATTGCGAAGTTGAACATTGGCTACAATTACTTCCGGCCTGATCTGTTTTAGCCGTTACACCATCAGAACAGCAACCATATTCTGTCCCTTTACAACTACCGACCGAATTTGAAGAACTGTCTAAATTATAATAAGAATTATACCAATAATCTGGACAACTATCTACAGAAGGTGGATAAGTACCCGATTTGCTTGTTTTCAACACAATAGCTGTAATCGTTAATGCCACAAGTAAACAAAACAAAGTAGTTACAAAAACATAATTTTGAAAAGTATTCATTTATATTTCTATATATTTTTATTTATCAAATATATGAAAGCAAATGGACGAGTTGATATTTTAAATGCACCAAATCATTTGAAATTATACGATACTCCTAAAGTATATACATCTTCTTTTCAAGATGCATTAACAGGAGTATGGATAGATACACCACTATCTAAAGCTTATTTTTCAATTCAAAATCAACAAATCATACAAAACGGAATACGGGCAGGTGTGTACAAATTGTCCAACAACAATTATGTTATTTCAGAACAACCCGATACCGAAATTAAGATCGCTATGAGAACCATGTTTCTTAATCATTCTGAAAATAGAATTGGAAATATTAAGGAACAAATTCAAGAATTAAATCAATATGTTCTTGATTATTGTATTCCGCGTATTTACAGTGAAGCGCAAGGATACATGAATTATTTAAAAGATGCTAGCACGCTGGTTGTTCCAATGGCGCGTCCTATTTATACAGCGACCAACAAAACACTTGAGCTGAAACCCTGGTTTTAATATTTAATCATCCTATTATTTTTTTTAAATTCAGGTGTTTCAAACGTTTTAAGATAACTGTGGTGAAATGGTTCTTTGTAATCAGGTTCGCAATTGTTGGCACAATATCCCATTATATGGTTGTCGTCGTACGCTTTATTATAATCAAAAAAATGTGTATTTAATGTTACCCAATCTTCAGGTGCAGTATAATAATCTGGTATTTTGTTAGGCAAAGTTTGAACATGTTTTGCAGTAGTCCACCAAAAATTACCTGAATAATGATTGGTTAATTTTGAAACGTTACATCCGTACGTATCATATTTTTGTAGCATATCTACTGCTTTTTTCCACAATTTTATATTCCAATACAACATATCTTTTATCCATTTTACTACAGTGGCCTCATTTTTTGTACCAAAATGACGTATTCCTTTGGTATGCAAATAAAAATAAAGAGTATCCGGCGAATCAATAAAACTGTACTGTTTCATGTGTAATAACGTAGGTCTCTCGTAATTTTTACTGTTGCCTATATAAATTAATTTTATTTTTGGGTCTTCGAATCGTTTGTCGTCGATCAAAACACCTGTATCATTTACAACACCCACGCGTAATTCACATACTCTATCGTACAATCCATGTTTTTTGACACTGTCCATAAGTATGTCATAGGACTTTTGCCAATTTCCTTTTTGACAAACATGTATATACCCTACTATATTTTGATTTTTATGTTTGATTGATTTATTTTTTCGTGGTTTATTTTTTCGTGTACCCATAAAATAAATCTATATTTTAATTTTTACCGCATAGAATTATAATAAATGTAAACTATATAAAATGTAGAAAAGAATACTTAGTATGATTCTAGTATTTGGTTCAAAGGGTTGGATTGGGTCTAAAGTTGTTTCATTATTGAAAGATAAAAATATAGCTGTCCTACACGCTTCCAGCCGTGCAGATGATATCAGTAGTATTCGCAAAGAAATTCAAGATAGTTCAACTCCCATCACACACATCATGAGTTTTATTGGTAGAACGCATGGTGTATACGAAAATGAAAAAATAACCACAATTGATTATTTAGAAAAACCTGGAAAATTGGTGGATAATGTACGAGATAATTTATACGCACCTGTTGCGCTCGCCTTACTATGTGTAGAACTGAACATTCATTTTACTTATCTAGGCACGGGATGTATTTTTGAGTACGATGAAGATCACCCTTATGGTTCAGAAAGTACTGGTTTTCATGAGGCATCACTACCTAATTTTTTCGGGTCTTCCTATTCGATCGTAAAAGGATTTACGGATCAATTGATGCATCAACTTCCTGTGATGAACGTTCGTATTCGTATGCCCATTACGCATGAATACAACGAACGCAACTTTATTACTAAAATTACCAATTATAAAAAAGTGTGTTCTATTCCCAATTCCATGACAGTATTGAATGAACTATTGCCGTTGATGATTGAATTGACGTTGCGGAAAGAAGTAGGTACGATTAATTTAACTAATCCAGGGGTAATAACTCATAACGAAATTTTAGAAATGTACAAAGAAATAGTCAATCCTGCGTTCACATGGGAAAACTTTACACAAGAAGAACAAAATGCGATCTTGTTGTCGAAACGGTCTAACAATTGTTTAGATACTCGAGTCTTGCAAGACTTTTTCCCACAAGTAAAAACAATTAAAGAATCCATACGAGACATGTTGGTAAAAATGAAATCATCGTGAATATTTACCGGTTTTGAAAAATGAATCAAGTACAAATAAGACAAAAACGCCTAAAAATACATAGAGTATTAACTCTTCCGTTACTTGTCCCGTTTTTTCATCTTTTTGTTCTTCTAATAAATAAATCATATAATTTAGTTTTTCAAGTAGTTGCGCATCTTTCGATTGTGGAGCTGTATACTCAAACGGTTTATCTTCTATTGGATATTCCATTTCTTCGCTAAATGGTTTTTGATAAAACATTTCTTTTTCTATTTTCTCCTTTTCTTTGTCCTTTTCTTTTTCCTTTTTATTTTCTTTTAATTTTTCAATTCCCTTTTTAGGCATATAATCATTCAATTCATCGTCATCCTCCTGAGGTTCTAATTGACGGGTATTCAATAATTTAGGACGTGCTTTATTTTTTACCATGTTCATGGATGATTCTTCATGAGGAAATGGTGAAGACCAATTCATTAACATTGTATATTATTTTCATAGATTAAAAATAATAACTAAATACTGAATTAAGGAATATAAAAAAATAAAGTAATTATATGATTCTAGACATTTTTATTAGCGTTGTATTGTTATTTTTAATCATTTTTCCAATTCTACTAAAATCTGTAAATACCCCAGTTGGTAGACTATTATTCTTGTTGTTTATTTATTTAGTAGTAAAACAAAACCCTATTTTAGGACTTGTTGCAGGAGCTATTTTCATGGTTCAATTATTTCCTGTCCCCGAAGCTTTTTACCCTAAACGTAACGGCAAACCTTCTTTATTACCTATTGACGAAACCATACGGCCTAAAGATTCAAATATTATTTCAGTAAATAGAAATAGTGTTGCACCACCACGTGAAGAAATATCAGGATCTATAGCAGGACCGGTAGCTAACAATACAACCGGATCTTATGCACAAATTAATCTTTAAATAATATATGATTTTAATTCTTTTTCTAATCGTATTACTCTTTTTACTTTGGATTCAATATAGGAAAGAACCATTTCGAACTAAAAATACATCTGTCTTTGATACATTTATGAATGCATCGCCTATGAGCATTGTACAAGGAATACACAAACAAATTCATCCTTATATTCCTTACAAAACTCAATACTACAAATGGAAAAGATATTTCCGTCATCGATAATAATCTAATGAATGTATATGAAAAAAACATGGAATATACTTAATGAAAATTTAAATATAATCAATAATTCTAAATTGTTTACAGGTCTTATCATGATATGTTTAAACATTGGATCTAAATTTATTACGGTTAAACTTTCACCCTCTCAAGAAGAATTTATGAAAAATTACGTTGCTCGAGAAATACTTATTTTTGCAGTATGCTGGATGGGTACACGAGACATTTTAACATCCATTATGATCACATTCGGATTTTATATTGTAACCGAAATTTTACTTCATGAAGATAGTTCCATGTGTATTGCACCAAGTTATTTGAAAAAAATAAAAGATTCGTTGGATACAGATGGGGATGGTGTGATTTCGCAATCCGAAATTGACAACGCTATCAAACTGTTGACCAAAACAAAACAAGCTCATTCTTCTAAAGAAAAAGATAAAGAAAAGGAAAATTTGTTCAAGTCATTTTCAGCAAATAAATATTGATTTCATTGTTCAATGAAAAAAGAATATAAAATGGAAAAAGACATTATATACTATCATTGGGTTCAGCAAATTATAGATCAATTACCCATTTGTTCCGATGTACAACCAACTATACTTTCGTATCTTTCTAATCCGTCACCTTTGTGTAGATTGTTATCCTACAAATTAATACGATTAGGAAATGTACAAAATCCTATTTCTCTTGTTCGTAAATCCATCCAAATGGATACGTGCAAAGCTTTATTAAAATCATTTGATAGTCTGTGGGATTTATTTTCAACCTTTTTAATCAAGGATGAAGATAAACACATTATAGAATATTGGTACAATAGATGTAAAATTTAATATTTAGCAATTGTATGGAATTAGCAATCCCAATTATAGCATTAGGTGGTTTATATGTGATTTCGAATCAAAAAAATAAATCGGTAGAACCGTTCAACATGCCTAAATCTATTCATGAATATAAATCCATGCCCAAAGAAAATAAACATTTTGTTGCACCCGAATCACATATGGAATATACGGATTTGGCAGGAAGAACAATGAAAATGAATGATCAATCCGTAAATATGGTTCCTTATTTTGGAAAAACAAAAAACATTGGTAATAATTCAAAAGCCAAAGATGAACGAGATGCTACTTTAGATACCTACACTGGTTCGGGTAGTTTACAAATAGCTAAAACTGAAAATGCACCGTTGTTCAAACCACAAGATAATATTCAACATGCGTACGGGATGCCAAACCAAACTGCTTTTTTTCAATCCAGAGAAAACCCTTCTACCAACATGCATAATGTTAAACCATTCCAAGAAGAACATGTTGCCCCTGGCATGAACCATGGATATACTTCACAGGGTTCAGGTGGTTTCAACGCAGGTATGGAAGCTCAATCACAATGGTTGCCCAAAACGGTTGATCAATTGCGCGTACTTACAAACCCCAAAGAATCGTTCGAATTAGCCAACCATCAAGGACCTGCCATTCATAATGTAACCAATCTAGGAAGTATAGGAAAAGTAGAAAAATATTTACCTGATAAATATTTTGTAAACACACCCGATCGTTATTTTACAACTACAGGAGTAGAACAAGCAGGAACGTTACGCGCTATTCAACCTGATCCTACGGTTCATCGAGCAACCACAAGTAAACCTTATGCAGGCGTAGCAGGAAACGCAAGCGGAGCAGAAAAACAACCACATCACGGATTATATAGAGTAGACCATCGTCAACCATTACCAACAAATCATTTGAACCCTGCCATAACTGCGGTAGAACATAATAATTTGACCGCCGTGACAAAATCTTTTGAAGTATTGCCGAACAATCGCACAACAAACAAACAAGAATCGTTCAGTATTATGAGAGGACTTGTAGATGCCATTACTGCCCCTATTACAGACATTCTTCGCCCTACCCGAAAAGAAGAGTTTGGGTTAAGTCGCGTGGGGGCGTTAGGCAGTTCAATTCCACAAAACACTCTCCCTCAATCTGATAAATTGGCTTCTACGATGAAAGAATCTACCACCTACAGTCCATATACAAAAGGGCAACGTGCCTATAAACCCGTTACAGTAGGCGGATATCAAGTATCCAAAGAACAGCCCATTTCCAATCAAAGAGACACTACCAATGCTTATTATTCAGGTATAGCAGGTAGTACTATGCCTGAACAGAGATCATACGGTGCCGAATATAATTCTACAATTAATTCTAGTCGTGGCAACGAAGATAGAATTGCAATGGGAAATACACAACGGTTTGTTCCCATCATCAATCAAGATACTAAATCTACTAAATCATCTACCCATATGGCCTACAATGGTATGCCAACTGCAGTGGTAAGCACAGTTCCTAATGCAGATCATTTTGGAACACGAGTACCACAATCCTACGACAATACTGACCGTTTTAATCCATCGTTATTAGATGCACTCAAACAAAATCCTTACACTCATTCCATTACTAACAATATGTAAGTTATTCATAATGATCAGGTAAACGACCTATTATAAATTGTTTTTGTTCTCTATCATAATCCATAATCAGTGTAAATTCAATCATATTCATAGTTTCTAGTCTAAATAATAAAAATAAATATTCCAAATATCCTTCATCATAATAGATATGGAAAGGTGTTAGTATACATTCGCCGTTGTTCGTATAAAGTATCATTCTGTAATCTATACTGGTAGACGTTTTGATAAAATGTATAGATAATTCTTCATTTGGTTGAAGTTTAATATCTATACATTCTTGATGCATGTTAGAAAAAACATGAGCTTCCATGAATATATAATGTGATTTTTATTTAACTTGCTGATTTTATGATTTCATACTAAATATTTACATTACCAGAACAAAATTTTCATATACTACATTTACCAAGTGACATTTATAGTTAGATTTTTTTCCATACTTCAAAAAAATTATTAGTACAAGGTCCCCATCCACCACTTTCATAATATATTCTACTAAACTTGTGTTTTGTTAATGCATTATCTACATATTTTTTATGGGACATGTCCCAATAATCATTTTCCATTATAATTAATTGAATATTATTCAAAATTTCAGGCATATCCATTAATATATAATAAAATGCTCCTTCGCAATCTAATACTAATGTATCAAATTCTAAATTGTATTTTTGTTGTAATTCATCAAATGTAATTATATTTACCCATTGATAACCAGCCTCTAATGTATCACTTGGTTTAGAATCCCATCCTCGTTGAATTAATTTACGTTTTGATAATGCTGAATTTTCAATATAAAATTGTAAATTATTTATATTTTTATTTTCTTGTAGTTGGTTTGATATAGTTGGATCGGTTTCTAATGTTACTAAATGATTTTCTTTTACAATGGATGCAATAACTAATGAATTTCTTCCTATATTTCCTCCAATTTCTAATACTTTTTCGTTACCAGTTAAAAAACGAACTGCCATTTTTTGTTCAGGTAATTCTTCCTGAAAACTTCCGTATTTTATTTTTAGTTGGTTATGTATATTTGAAATTTTTTCATTATTATTTGATGTGTATGTTTGATTTGTAAGTATATTTATATTTATTTCAGTGGTATCGTTATATTTGGTTATAGTATTATCTATCATTACAAATATATATTTTAATATTCCAGGTAAAGGATCAGTAAAAAAATTTGCTCTATTTCCATCTCCGATTGGAATAATAATTATATTATCATGTTTTAAACGTGATAAACAAATATCTGTAACATCAATTTTATTATCTTCAATACCGTAAAATACTTTCATATAGTTAATTTATATTTTATTTTCCAAGTTTAAATGTTTGAAGTTCATATATATAATCTACATAAAGTGTGAATGTATCCAAGTCTTTCGTTTCTTCTGTAAACACGTTTAACATTTCGTCCATGACTGGTACCCGATATCTATCGTGCCACACCCTATGATACGTATCTACATCATACACATTCAACACATATCTTGTCCCCTCTTCGTCGCGTATATACTCTATTTCCAACTGTTCGCGCATATACCCTTGGTCTACCTGAATATAAACCGGTCCTTTCAAACATTTTTTCATGGCTTGAAAGATTGGTTTTCGAAGAGATTTATCCATTCTTTGAAATAATAACCTATTGTATTTTAATTCAATTTTAGATATAAACATATAACATGTAATAAGGTATGAAATATTCACTATTTGCTATCTTCCTATCTTATATTGCATCTCCCAAATTTTGTTTGCATTGCACCCATTTTATCCCTGATAAAATGGGAAATGAATTTGGTACATGCAAAAATTTTCCAGTTCAAACTACAGATTCTTCTTTTTTAGTTACAGGAGAGAAAAAAGAAGAAAATAAATACAATTATTGTTCCACCGCAAGAACATTTGACCATATGTGTGGTGACTATGCAAACCACTATTTTCCAAAAATATTAGATATAGAAATAGAACCAATCGGAGATAATGATGGAGATTGGGACGATGATTTCTCTGGATTAATACAGAGCGTATTTTCATAAAATAGTTTTGAGTTGTTCTATTTTTTCAGGCGACAATTGTGGAAACACAATATTAAACATGATAATAAACTGTCCTATGTTTTTATCACGTTTCATACCACCATTGGCAACTACTTTTTTGTATTGCGGTGTAATAATAAAATCATTATTCACAATTTTAAAATTTTTATCCTGCAAATATTCAATTTCTACTGTAAATCCACACAAAGCTTCTTTCAACGATATGGTTTGCGTATAATACAAATCTAGACCTTTACGTTCTAATTTTGTATTGTTTTTAACAGTGACTATTATTTTGATATCTCCTACTGCACCATCTAGTTGATTTCCACGTTTAGGTAATAGAATAGTTTCATTGTTATCAATTCCATACGGAATATCTACATAAATTGTTTCCATCTCTGAATGGCGTACCCGATGAAATTCTATTTGGCGTTCTACTTCAATGGGTATACAACAACCCGTGTACGCTTGGTCCAACGTTATTTCAACCGATGCCATCAACGGTGCAGGTTTTTGAACTTGAAACGGAAACGGGAACGGCATTTCTTTTTGACCAAACATTTGAACGTCTGGATTTCCAAAAATAACATCAAACAAATTGATAGCCGGATTCAAACTTTGATCATAAGCACGTCGATTATTGTCATCGGATAAATGTTCGTACGCTTCTGATATTTTTTTAAACATTTCTTCGTTTCCATTTGCTCTGTCTGGATGGTGTTCAAGAGACATTTTTCTGTATTGTTTCTTAATTTGTTCTGATGATGCATTTTTCGGAAGTTGCAATACATCATAATAGGTTGACATATAGTAACATAGCACTAATGTTTAAATCAACATTGTTTCATTGTAATTAATAAAATAATCCCAAATAAAAATAATAATAATTTTGTTTCATAATCGATTAAAATACTTCTATCGGTTCGAGGATTAAATAAATAAATCAACAATAAAGACATTAATACTTTAAACACATTTTCAACTTTGATTTTAATCTCTTGTATTTTTTTGTCCATGTCCGATTGTTTTTTACCTTTTATCCATAAATAAATTTCTGCTACGATTAATAAAACAATAATAATTTTAAAAAAAATAATACTTTTAATGTAAATATGATACATACTATACTATAATATAAAATTGAAAGGGGTTTGAATATAGATAAGAACAAAATAAAGAACCATGAGTTTATTTCGGAATGTTATTCTACCCTTGTTAGGGGTTGGGGTAGAATACCATTTACATCATTTGAACAGCGAATTGGCGAAACATCACCATACAGAAGCAGAAGACAACGCAAAAAAATTAAGTATTACAGATTTGATCACCACTACCTTATCCACCAAACTTGAATCTTATCGCGACTCATGTGAAGAAAAACTAAAAAAATACAGTAATTATCTGTTAATAACCGGAATATTGATTGGAGTTCTTGGGCAACTACTTCCGTCTACTTTACCTACCCATCAAAAATATATATTGGGGTCGCGCGTTCCGTTGATCACCGTTTACTATTTCTTCTTAACGAACACAGTCGGATGTTTGATTAGCTGTTTTATTACGTGTATTGTAATTTTGAACAACATATCCTATTACATGATCAACGTCAATCAATTGTGGTCTTCGATTGAAACCCAATGTATTACGGCGTTGCATTCCAGTGACGTGAACAAACTCGATGTGATTCAAGATCTGTTGTCTACCCAATATTATACCGTGTATCATCACATTCACATTCACGATTTAGAAAGCTGGTTCGATTCTTCTTGTTACACTTTACATTGTATTATTATCGTTTCTGCCATATCCGGTATAGTGAGTTTCATCACATCCTTTGTGTTATCTTTGGCGGCGGTCCTTATTCCAATCCGGTTGATGGGAGAATCTAGATCCATTACAGCGTTTTGGATCGTCATCGTGTTGATATCTGTTGAAATGTTTAGTTTGTTTCTCTACATTACGTACAGAATATACACAAAAAAATCATTGGAATGGTACAGTTCTAAAACAGGTCACCGTGTTGTGTTTACCAATTCAATTACCGTTCGTGTTTTGTAAATCAAGTTCTCTGTATTCTTGGGCAAGTCCACAGGTAGAGCAACAAGTAGTTGCTAGACAACAAGTAGCATCATGATCAATTTCTTTTTTTTCTTGAATTTCTTTTCGAAGCGAATAATGCAGTAAACACAAACAAGTGTACATTATCGCTGTAGTGGTAAAAATAATTAGATGAACTTCTTTGTATTCCCATGTAGATATACAGGATTGTTCGTCATAGGTGCATATATTTGCATCAGAATGAAACACGCATTTGGTGGGGACTGAATTCACCATCATGTAATAATCTGCGCATTCGTTTTCGTCTAATTGTAAACAATAGTGTATTTCTTCCGAAGGACAACTGTTATTGTAAAGGTAATAATTAAATGAATATAACGTTTGAATGGAATACCATAAAATGGCATAGATAGCACAATGTTTTGCATAACTTCCTTGTTTCAATTTAGCATATACGTGGCAAGGTGCAACGTGACTTACGAAACAAGATTCACAATTGCAGTACAACAGAGGTGTTTTCCATTGAATGATTTGTTTATACATACTGTAGTTACCCAAAAAAAAGATAGATGTTTTCAATTTTGTTTTTTATTTCTTCGTGTTTTTGCCAATTTCAATGCTTTACTGGTAGGAACACATCCTTTCTCTAATATATCATAATCTACGATAGATGCATTCCCAGCCGTGATGGAACTAGCTAATCGTGCTAAACCCCATGATTGGGATGTTTGATTCGGTCTTGAGCCAGATGAATAATAAGCCCCTTGCCCTTTTTTTACAATTTTTTTAAGCGCATCTACAGAACATCCCGTTTTTCTTGCTAATTCTTGGTTAGGAGCTACTGTTTGAACCCCGTAAATTCGTTTAGCATTGGTGATATGACTAGATGTTTTGTGTTTGTAAGAGGCAACGGGTTTACGTGTATAGTACTTTTTTTGTTTGTACATTTTTCTAGATTTGGTCAACATTTTTCGTTGTTTTTGTTTATCTGATTCTGTCAACATGTTGGGTACATATCGTTTTATAAAAGTGAACATATAGTTATATGATATTAAATTATTCAAAACTGGTGAGAACTTGCCATGATGAATCAGTCAATGATTTCCATCCATCATAATACAAATAAATTGCAGATACAAGTGCTGTCGGTATTTCATGTTTATTAGATTGAATATCACGAATTAAATCACCTACCAACGTATACCGTTTGGAAATTTCTTCTGGATTTTTTCTAACATTTTCAGGACTATAATCATCGGGGTTCCAACGTATGAAATATACTGGAATTCCTCCAAAACTCTGACCAATATTCACCATTCGAGTTTGTTCACATAAACACTGACGGTCTTGATGCTGGTGTTCATCGCATTCTAAAATAACAATTTTATCGCCAAAATCATACACACGATCGGGCCGTTCTTTGCCGCAAATACCTTTATCAATCGTAATATCGGTACTGTTTCCAGAAAGTTTGCGGGCATCTAAATAGGACATGAGAGCATTTTGTTTGGCTAACCTAGCCGTTACAAACGATTCTGGATTACAATTCTCGCAATGATTATTATCATCCAACACATACATTAACCCGCAAGAAATACATGGATTCTCTACTAAATTTTTATCATCGGGTAATTTATGGGTTTCACAATGAACAGGAACCCAGTTTTTACCCCATATGGCTAATTCTTTGCATTGTTTACATTTGGCATTTGGTCGACGAATCATTCCTGGTTCACGATGTTTGAAGCAATGACTACGCATATGTCCAGGTTTTCCATACATTGCACTAATTGAACAATCTGAATAGTTGCATATTTTTCTGTTACTTATCATTTCGTCTGATTTATGTTTAATACAAAAACTCTTTTTTTTACCAGGTAGACCAAAAGATGCTTGAATATTACACGCATCTGCTTCACATATATGGTCTTTTACATTTATCATACCTGATAATTTATGATGATTACAAAATCTACCTTTACCTCCTGGATTATCAAAACCAGGTCTAACACTATTACACCCAATATATTCACAACAATTAGCGTGTATAATTATCATTCCTTGTAATTTATGTTTACTACAAAACTTTATTTTTTCTCCTGGCAATCCAAAAGTTGGTATAACTTTACAACCTAGATGTTGACATTTTTTATCTATTACATTTACCATTCCATGTAATTTATGTTGATTACAAAAACGACCTTTGCCTCCTGGATTATCAAAACCGGGTCCAATAGTACAATTAAGATATTCACATTTTTTATCTTTTACATTTACCATTCCTGGTAATTTATGTTGATTGCAAAAACGTCCCTTTTCTCCTGTAAATCCAAAACTTGGTTGAATTCTACAACCTTCATGTTCACATGTTTTAGATTTAACATTTACCATTCCTTGTAATTTATGTTGACTACAAAAACGACCTTTTCCTCCTACATTATCAAATACAGGAGATATTATAGTACAATCAATATGTTGACATATATTAGATACAACATTTACCATACCTGCTAATTTATGTTCAATACAAAACTGTGATTTACCATTTAATAATCCAAAACTAGGTCGAATTCTACAACCTTCATGTTCACATGTTTTAGACCTTACATCTATCATTTCTTTCAATTTATGGGTAATACAAAAACGACCTTTACCACCTGGAATATCAAAATTTGGATTCATAATGCTACAACCAGGTTCTTCACAATTCATAGCATGAATATTTATCATATTTTCTATTTTATGTTTGCTACAAAATTGTATTTTTTTTCCTGGTAATCCAAATGATGCTAAAATTTTACAATTATTATGTTCACAATGTTTAGAATATACATTTATCATTCCATCTAATTTATGTTTACTACAAAATTGATTGTTTCCACCAGGTATTCCAAAAGATGGTAACACTTTACAATTAGGATATTCACATTTTTTATCTTTTATATTTATCATTCCTTCTAATTTGTGTTGACCACAAAAACTACCTTTTCCCTCAGAAATATCAAAATTCGCTCTAACTTTGCATCCTTCATATTGACACTTTCTAGGCATTATGATATTTTATAGTAGTATAGGTTTATTCAATTTTTATCATATATAAAAATTGAAACATTCTCCTCTATGTGAATATAGTATCTACAATGGCTGAAATCAACGACATCTACGAGTTGGACAATTACGATGATATTATCATTCCGAATATACAAGAGTACAATGTAATATATACCAATACATACGTGTACGACCGGATAGTTCATTATGTGAACAATCTACTCTATTACGACACGAATCAAATCACAAACATTCAATACTACCGGATGGTTGACTTTCTACACCAGTTTATGTAATTATTTATTTTTTTGAGAAATTATCTTTTGCATATCCAATAACAGCACATGCAATTCGTTTACCTGCATTCCCCGTTTTCAAACTTTCGTCATCTCCCCCTTTTCCGCAATCATCTTCATCTTCGTGAATAATCAATCCTCTTCCAATAATGTTTCGTTTGAAACCACGTAATTTAATCACATCATCATAATAATAATATTTTGCTTCACCTTTTTTGTTAGCTTGTAAATTTCCTAAATCACCAACATGCCGATGTTTCGAATCAGGACCCCCATGCGGTTGGTTAAAAGGGTTGAAATGGGCGCACATACTTGTACACTTATCCGTTAAATCGCCTGCTTCATGTACATGAAAACCGTGCAACGAATTTGGATTTAAACCTGTAATATTTACATCAATACGAACTTGATCATTGTGTTCCGTAAATTTAACATATCCAGTAATGTTATTTGTAAATACAGCAATAGCTACAATAGGGTTCATACTATGGATAATACATTTATTATTTTAAATATTATTTTTAATGTTTGAGTGTCAACATGTGACTCCAAAACGAATTTTGCTGTGTCTTGTTTTTTTCCGTTTGTTTAACATATCGAAAAGCTTGCTGGGTAGCCCATTTATTCTCTGCATCTTCTTTGTTTGCTAATTGTTGACTTGCTTCTTCATTGTTGAGAGGAGTCAAATTTTGGGTATCTCTTTCTCGTTTCAACTCTTGGATATTTTTGTGTCGTTGCACAAAATCTTCTTCTGAAACCCCCAACACACTGTTTACCGTATAAGCACTTTTTAAATCGGTAAATTTATCTGGGGTATCGTCAATAATACTTACCATGATGGAACGCGATTGTCGTTTACGATCTTCAAAAGTAGCGTTCATGTCTTCGTTAGATTGCAACCATTCTCCATGCCCATCATCATCCTCTTTCAAATAATATTTTTCAAATAATGTATTGAAATCTTTGTTGAAATTGGGGTTGACGGATAACGAATCTACAATTTGTTTTTTATCATGGTCGGTCATCCCATCAATAATTTCGTCAAACGTAAGATGGGCGTCTACATTTTCTTCCATTTTGTGTTTGAAAGAATTAACGGATTCCAACAATGAATAAGCTTTTTTGAAAAATAAATAATATTTAATGTCTTTATCACATTTATCAGGATGAAGAGCGTGAACGATTCGTCGTGCATCTTTGAATTCAGATGGTGTAAAATTTTCACTTAATTTGAATAATTTCAATAATTCTTGCAACGAATAATGTTCAATGTCTAAATCCATATATATTAAATAGGCTTAATATTTAATATATAATTATATCTCTGGATAAATTATAGCTTTATTTTTTGAAAATTCATCTATTTTTTGAATTCCATTATAAAATAGGTTATTAATAGTATGAAAACAAGAAAAACAAGAAAAACAGGAGGTCATAAAGTACATTACGATTATAATAAAAACATAACAACAGGAACAAATAAACCATTGACCGGAAAACATGTTCATGAAAACAATTGTTTAGCCTGTGTGTTGTTCAGTTTAGGATTGATAACAGAGAGTACAGCAACTTATTTACAACGTAAAACACTTAATGGGGTTCGTAATCAAACTATGTTGGATATGATTAACGATACCTATGGACCAGGCCACACACTTAAAGAATATCCAGATGACGAATCTTTGAAAGCTTATTTACACCCTGGTGAGGCAACTCTTGGTCAATATGGTGGAATAGTTAGAGGGGTAGCTGAATGGGGACATTTTTTTATTGTTTTTCATGCTATGAACGGTAAAGTATATGCAATTGATCCACAAGAATATACAGTTACTCCGTTGTATACTTATTTAAGTGAATCCGAATGGGATCATTTTCTAGTTTTAACAGAACCATCCAGTAAAGTCACTAATCATAAATGGATCACTCCTGAAATCATAAAAAAGGCAATTGACAAAGATACAGAATTATACAGATCGCAACTACAATCGTTACTTTAATAATGTTCAAGTGTTCGCGCACTACAATCTGTACTAGTGGTATATTTAGGCATCCACATATAAGGAACTACATTGTCCATGTTTAAATAATATTGGTCAAAAATCATTCGATAATAACGCTGTTCAGGTGTAGTAGGCGGATTTTTCATTTGACTCGTATCTATATTCCATATAGACGGAATTTTTTCTTGAATGATTTGATACCACGACCGTTTTGCGGAACTAACACCATCGCTGAACGCTTCTTTGGTTCGATTCGCAATGCACGGTGGCAAATAAGATTCAAACGCTTTTCTCAACAGTAATTTTTCACAATGAGGTGTAAACCTCATTTCAGGAGGTAACCTAAGATACCAATCTACAAATTCAGGGTCCAAAAAAGGTGTTCTTGCTTCTAACCCATTGCATGCAGGACCTCGATCACTTCGCAGAGCATCAAACATGTGAATGTCTTGAACTAACCGTCGGCACTCTTTGTCAAACTCGTATGCATCTGGACACTTTCTCATATACAAATATCCACCTGTTACTTCGTCCGATCCATCTCCATTAAAAATTACTTTAGCTTTACTGCGTTTACTAATTTCTTTGCATACCATAATATTTCCAACAGATGCTCGAACTGACGTTGTATCGTAACTTTCAAGGTTATAAATGGTTTCTGGAATAGCGTTAAAAAAGTCATCTTCCGTTACAATAATGTTCGTATGCTTTGTACCTAAAAAATCAGCCATAATAGTTGCATATTTCAAATCTTCTGCTCCTTCCAATCCAATACTGTACGTTTCCAGCGGTTCCGTAACTCCCAATTCGTCCCGAACATGTTTCACTACCGCAGTAACGATACTACTGTCTAACCCTCCCGATAATAAACATGCTATAGGTCGATCGGTTGTTATTACCCGACGTTTGATACAAGCATACAATTTATCATGGATTGCCTTATACACGTCTTGCGTGTTTTCAACCATCGTATAAAAAGAAGATAAACTAGTATAATAGTAAACATCTTTCAACTCTCCACGATGAAAGAAAGTAATTGTTCCTGGTATGTGATGACACACAGTTGTTATATTTAAATCATTAATCATTTTTAATTCAGATGCAAAAATATGCATTGTTCCTAGTATCGCATGATACAATGGTCTTACCCCGTATGTATCACGTACGGCATATGTACAATCTGTATGAGAATCATAGAGTACAAACGCGCATTCAGAAGCATTGATTATTTTCATAGTTTCATGAATACCAAACTGTTTGTACAAATGAATTATAATTTCACAATCTGATTCTGTTCGTGGTTGTATTTGGTATTGTTCGTATAATTCCTTGTAATTGTATATTTCTCCGTTGCATATTAAATGAATACCATCTATGTTGAACGGTTGGTTGGAAGTGGGCGTTAATCCGTTGATTGCCAACCGATGAAACCCCATCCACAATGAATTATTGATAATTTCAAAAGTAGAATAGTCTGGACCGCGATGTTCACCCTTTTTAAAATTGTCATTAATAGTGGATGGGGTAATAATAGGATTGAGAACAGCTATAATACCACACATTATACTAAACTAACACATATTGTATTTAAATATTTAAACGATTATAATATTCATTTCCGTTGGAAACAGACGTAGGAGTGTAATCTTTTAATTTTATAGATTCAAACCCATCCATGGTAGAATAGACAATACGTTTAATGTTCAATTTACACATTTTTTGATAACAATCGTTGCATGGACTAGAATCAACCCATTTACGATGGGATTGGTTCAATCGAACAATGTAAAGTGTCATACGATTGAATTTAGGAGCGGTGAACTACTTTGGTTGCATTACGAATAGCATCCATTTCAGAATGACACGTATAACATTTTTCAATCATATTATCTTTAGAATAATTGCGAGTGTTATTGTAGCCAACGCTTATAGGTTTGCCATGATAAACCAACACAGCGCCATGTTTATGGTGCATGACAGATTTATGTGCGATTGCGCTTGCCAACGATAAAAAACGTTCTTCTTTTCGCATAGTATAGAAATGTTTATTTCTTTACATTTTTTTTAAATAATCAATATATATGACCTTTTCATTCCAACAATTAGGAAATTTTCCACAGTTTTGGAAAGATGAATTGGCCAATGCATTGTATGTTGCATGGATCGGATTTCACGGAGCATTCATGATTATACTTTTACAATTTAAAAAAACACCTGAAAAATTGAATACCATGTTACCTACCCAGTTGCCTACGTCATCCCAGCCCTTTGTAAAACCGTATGCAATACCAAGTAAAGATAAAGCTGAGATGGGTATGTTGAAATACCTATTTTCCTATGATTCAGACTTTCCCTATAACATAAAAACGGATGTTTCAATGATAGATGAATATTTAATGTTTTTTGGAGGAATGGGCAGTTATTTATTTTCATCCATACGATATGTATTGAAACATATGATTGAAAGTGTAGATGTAGATAATTTTTTTGTAGATATAATTTGTTTTTACTTTTTACCTACCATATTATTTTATATTGCATTAATTCCTATTATACCCTTTATTTCTTTTTTTATCATTAATTTTATATCCTGTTTATACCAACCCCGTATCAAAAGTGCATTTATGATTGCATTTGCCTTTATATTTAATCTTTTTGATTATGATTCTATTGCAGCTGTGATGGATATAGGTCAATTTCCACAAGGAATAATCAAATATATTATAAACATAATTGTAGGATTTTTAATGACCTTTTTATTATTACCTAGCGTGTCTGCCTTATATAGTTTAGGTGTATGGGTATATGTCATTGCTTTTCTTAAATTAATGCCCTTCTTTTTAGTTTATTTGGGCGGGTTATCTTGGAAAGATTTTGGTAAAAAAGTATTTGAACAATTAAGAAGACATTCTATAGGTCTATCTGTCTTTTTTCTATTTTCTTCCATTTCTATCGCTTACAAAAATTTAGATCAAAAAGTCGCATGGGGAACTCAAGCAGGTATTATCGTCTTGATTATGATGTTATTAAAAATATTTAGTTTCATAAAAAATATGTACCATTATTTTAAAGGTGACATTACTACTTTCCCGAATCCAGTTACAGATATTATAAGTGAAATTGAAATGCAAGATGTAAGTTCAAAAACTAAATAAATACTTAAATAGTATTTTTGAAACCTACTATGTTAGTTTCTATTTGTACACCTACTTTTAACCGTAGACCTTTTATACCAAGCATGATTCAATGTTTCAAACATCAAGATTACAAAGGTCCAATGGAATGGATTATCGTTGATGATGGTACAGATAAAATCGAAGATTTAATTACAGCAGCAAACATACCTGAAATTAAATATTACAAAATAGAAGGTAAATTATCCTTAGGTAAAAAACGAAACTTGATGCATCAATACAGTAAAGGCGATATTATTGTTTATATGGACGATGACGATTATTACCCACCAGAGCGAGTTTCACATGCAGTAGAAATGTTGCAAAGTCATCCCAACGTATTAGTTGCAGGGGCAACTACGTTATTTACTTATTTTAAAGAAATAGACAAAATTGTACAATTTGGACCTTACGGGCCTAACCATGCCACAGCCGGTACATTTGCATTCAAAAAACAATTATTAATGATTACTGGTTATGATGATGAACAATGTTTAGCAGAAGAAAAACACTTTTTGAAAAATTATACTATTCCAATGGTGCAATTAGACCCTAGAAAAGTTATTTTAGTGTGCTCGCATAACCAAAATACATTTGACAAACGAACATTGCTCGAAAATCCAAATCCACGTACCGTTCATTTTACTACATTAAAAATCAAAGAGTTTATTAAAAATAGTGATTTGCGTCATTTTTTTAAAGTAAAAATGCACGAAGATCTTCTTACTTATAAACCAGGTGATCCATCTATGAAACCAGATGTGATTCAACATATGAATAAATTAAAGAAAGAAAGAGAATTTACCATTCAATACGGAAATAAACTATTGTCAGGAACAGAAATTATAAACCAACTAAACCAACAGCAACATTACATTAAATTACTTCACGAAAAAATTGCTAAATTAGAACAAGAGTTGAAAAAATCATCTACGCCGTGAAGGTATGTCCATATAGTATAGGATGTTATTTAAAGTCGTGTCACTGGTGGCATAACGGTTTGTTCACGTTCTGCTTTTAATTGTTCCAATGATTTAGATCCGTTTTTGCCTACTTTGTCCGGCTCGTAATCTTCAGGGGGAGTGTTGATGGTAAACTGTTGGTCCAATTGTACAAAATTGTGCATTTGGCGTGTTCCACCTTGTCCTTTCGTAGACAATTCGTTTGGATCTTGATCCCAAAAGCTGTACGAATCTGACATACAAGACATTTGTGTTAAACTGTAACATTCGGGTTCGCCGTTTCCAGAAGTTGCTAAAGTATTGATTTTTGTTTCTTTCGGTTGAAGAAATTGATAAATGGCCTCTTCCGTAAGAACTTGTTTGTTCTCCAATAATAAAAGAGCAGGAACTTTTGTAATTGTATCCGGCAACAATACTTGGTGTTGCTCTAATTGTAAAATGGTTTGTCCTTTTGAATTTCGAAAACGTTTATCAATACAGATAAAATGTATTTCATGGTTCAGCTTTGTTTTAGCAAATAATTGTAACAATTTTTTGCTAGGTTCACAGAAATTACTATAATAACATATCGCCATATTCACTAAAAAGATTAACGAATATTATTTTAAACTTAAATTGATTTAATAATTTGTAGTTAGAATATATACAAATGGCTTATCCAGTTCTTGCCAATGAAGATGTTCATGACGACATGCTTACCTTTACGCTTAAAAATACCGACGTATCGATTGCAAACGCGTTGCGAAGAACTATTCTGGGAAACATTCGTGCAGTAGTCATTGCTAAAACAGATTGTAGCATTACAGTCAACACTACACGATTCAACAATGAAATTTTGAAACAACGGTTTGCATGTCTCCCCATTTGCTTATCACCCAACGAAGAAGAAATTAAAACATTTAGTCTAGAATTAAACAAATCCAATTCTACATCGGCTACGGTTATGGTAACTACAGAAGATTTTAAAATTATAGAAAATGGAAAACCATCTTCGAAACAACTCTTTCTTCCCGATCCAATGACCAAACAATACATTGATATTCTGCGACTTCGTCCTAAAATGGGAAATGTAGTAGAATCTATACAAATGACCGCTGTATTATCCATTACTACCGGAAGTCAAACCGGAACGGCAAACATGGGCAATTGTTTTTACAAATGTACCATCAACCATGAAAAAGCACAACAAGAATGGGCTAAAAAAGGTATCGATGATAACCATGCCAAAAGGGATTGGGAATTACTGGATGCCAAACGATACGTTGTTCCCAACTCGTTTGATTTTACAGTAGAAAGTTATGTGTTGGCTATTTATTCTCCAACCCAATTAGTACAAATTGCGTGCAAAATACTTGAAAAGGATTTACTTACGTTCAATGCACCATTACAAATTCAACCTAGTGAGACTACGATGGATAAATGCGTAGATTTAATTCTACCCAATTGTGATTATACTATTGGAAAAATAGTAGAATATTATCTATTTACCACTAAATTTGAAATCGATATTACCTACATTACCTTTCTAAAAAACCATCCTCACGACAAGCATGGTATTTTACGAATTGCGTTCAAAGAAGATCAAACAGAAGAATCCATTACTGAAATGTTTTTAGAAGCTTGCAAAGAATGCATCAAGTATTTTAATATAGGGAAAGAGCTGAAATCAAAGTAACGGTTACAGCAGGAGGCAATCCAACCACATATTTCTTCACTTCATGACGTGTAACACATTTTTTTTCTTGTCGCAATTGATGCAAATAGGTCATGTGCAATTCGTACAAATGTTGCTTGAACGGTTGCTTATATTCTTTCAATGGTTTCATCTTTTTAATAAAACATTCCATATACAATGAATGCAATTGCACAATGAGTTGGGTGATCTGTTGTTCATACAGAGGAAACGAATGGTTTGGAAAATATTTTTCATATTCGGCTTGTTGCGGTGTAGACCGTATCGATAGATACGTGTACAATGGAGATGCTGAATTACCTCGCAATTTTTTGATATTTTCATAAACAGGATTTCGAATTTTTGACCGTTCGTTGGCGGTTTTCAACATCAATCCTTTAAACGTATACGGTTGTGATTGTACAAATTGTTCAGCTTCTTCATAGGAAGAAAATGTAAAAGTAGAAGGAGTTAAAAAATCGGTAATACAATGATTACTGGAATGAACTTCTACAATTCCTATTTCTGTAATATGATACACTGCAATCAAATACAAGGTAGGGGTTTTAATTGGCGTTACAATTTGGTTGTCTGGATGTTGAAGCACAAAACTATAGCAATACGTCTTATCCAACTTAGAATAATCTATATTCGTTTCATGGAACATTTCATGAAATGTTTTTTGAGAATAAAAAGTACAGTCTGCTCCTACAACCGATCGTGTAGCAATGACCCATTCCCCATCGTAAAATACATTTACCATAGTGCCATCGATAAATTCATCAACTACCACCGATGAAATTGGATTCTTTTCACAAAATTCAGTGTAAAGAATAGATTTTGGTGGTGAAAAACAAACCACTTTTTTATTTTTAAAAATGATCGAACGGTAGAGTGCATCATACTTATCGTGCTTCTTGTAATTTACCAACGCATAATCTCCAAATTGTGTTGACTGAAATGATAATTCAGGAATATTGTACATATAAGTAGATAAACACGAAATCTTTATATTTTCTTCTAATATAATAATGAACGAAGTACAACAGTATGATATCATAAAAATAACCCAAAAGGATTCTGTGCAAATAATAGGTAGTTTTCATTCCATGGTAGATGGTGAAATTATTTTATTTGTTCCACCAAC